CCAAGCGGCGTAAACACTTTAAAGTAAAATTACTCTCCCCGCTCTCGCGGTTTCAGGACTCACAATGTATTGTGTATGAGCCCTTACACCCAAACATTGGGTGCTAAGTTAGCACATAGACACGCGTTAAGCGTGTTTGTTCTCCCCCGCTAAGTACATGAATATCGCTCTCACGAGCATATGATAAACTATTGTACTTAAGGCGACGAGTAAAAGCTGATGAGTACTCATTAAATGAGAGCCGATGCAGTTGTACGTTCACAGAAGTTCCTTTAAGGTTCTTCGTGATTGTAGCTGCAGGATCGAATAATGAGTCATCCATCTCTCGTATGTATGCTTCGTACGCAGGTAACACTTGCATGCCGACAGGCTTGCCAGTGTCTCTCTTCGGAGCTTTACTATAAGTCGAGAATAAATATCCAACCCAACCGTCAATTTGACGATGAGGAGAATTATCAAACTCATAACCTATTAAATGCCCGTCTCCATAACTATCCGGCCCGTAAAGTTTATTAGAATCTTTAATGAAAGATTCGATAAGCTTACGTAATCCCTTATCGGGAAAACCAGATCTTGCTACTTGATTGCTGAATGCAATTAGTCTAGCATCGGTTATGACGTCTTTAACATAAAATGGTCGAACGTCTATGCCAAGAAGGTAGTCACCCCCACACGACTCGCGGAATAAGCCTTTAGTAAACGACTTTTCAGTGTTTACTTTAAAACCTAACCACGAAAGTATGGAATAAAGATGTGGTACAGCAACGGTAGGACAGATAATGTCATCACCGTATACTGAGCACTTCTCTGGGTTTCCACCAGATAGTGATGTAGCCACTTGTGCACATGCATAAAATATACATGACTCTAATTCAAAAGTATAACCGTTACCCATCGAAGAAAACTTCTCAAGGAGGATATATTCATTATTAGATTTTAAGTAAGCCAGATCTGTACGCCACTGCGAAAGTAATGTAAACCAATTCAATGGTAACAATGCTTTTACAACGTCTCTACTGATCATATCACTAGCTGAGCTAAGGTCCACGGTTGCGATATCGCCATTAAGCGAACCGAGCCGTGCGTATTCTCTGTTCAGGGTCTGATCATAAAGATTACAGCCCTTCTTCAGTAACGATCTCTTCATGTTCCCACCGATCCCTCTTTGCACGAAAGTGCCTAGAATAGGTTCGGCCATGGCCATGCGAGATGCCGTAGCTTTCTTGGGTACGCAGAACAAGGAACCCGAGTCAAGCTTAATTGATTTCCAATTAAGCCTCGGATAAAGAGCAGATAGTTCGTTTAACGAACTCCTGCTATCCCTTGTACATGCTAATTGGCTGGATAACTTCCATTTGGCAGTTGTCCTTCTTCTGCACGTTGTATTAGCTCCAGGACCAAAGGAGCATCTTATATCGGATAGCCCAGGACATTCGCCGAGATACGAAGCAATTTTCATCTGCAGGAGCTGTATCAGCTCTGTAGACCCAATCCCAAGTATGGGAGAGGATGCTAGTATCTCTTTTGAGTGTCTGTTCCATTCTTTACAAGATGCTTCAGCCGCGCGAAATTTTACCAGAGCGACATTATCAGGATCCACGTTTTCCAACGGGACTGACAAATTTTTCTCTGATAACGCGTCAAATCGACGCGCCCAAGCAAAAGCAGCCGTATATACGGACATGCTATGCTTCGGGACTCCGGCTTTTACACCTTCTTCCATTTCTGAAAGAATTTGAAAAGCCTGCGGGTTGCACGCAAAATCTCGATCACCTTCGTAACGAGAGCTAAAGCTCCCGCCAATGAGGTTGTCGATCTTCTTTGCGCAATAGGTTCTGAGTTTACTAATAATAGAAGCATTGAGCACTTTCGACTTTTTAGAAAAGAAAGTCGCCTTTGTTTTTGAGTTTCCCATAGGGTATCTCTCCAGTGAGGTGTTGCCGGTCTGTAACGGAGCATACTAGCTCCTAGACATGATTGTTATAAAGCTTTTATTAAGCTAGTGTATGTATCACGCACTTGTGCGTTATCCATAGCATTGCTGAAAAGCTCAATCAGGTTTTTACGCTGCTGTTCTGTTGTGCGCGAATGCGCAAAGAACGTCACGTCTGCTCGTAAAGTATGAGCAGTCTTGGGTGCAGCAGTATAACCGGCAGCATTTTGTGCCGTTGCTTCTTCCATGACAGGCATTTCCAGTTGAACACGAACCTTATAAAGGCTCGATTTGTTAGTCAAGGCTACTGTAATAGTACCTTGGCCAGCCACTGGGATGTCAACTACATTTTCACGATATTTCGCTACCGGACTTTGTTGGACCGGTAGAAAGGTATGCGCGATAGGTGTAGCTTCCATGTCATTGATTACAACATTAGCGATAGTAGACATAATATATGTCCTCATATAATTAACCTGGTACGCAGAGGTGCGTAGATACAGGTTCGACCAATAAAGGTCAGGGTGAGATTATGCTATTGACAGAATTATCAAACAGCAAACAATGCAAGTTAGTACGAACGGTATTTTTTACCTTTACCCGTAGCTACTTGCTCGATAAGAGTTATAGCATCCAGTGCCCTCTTCCAGTCGTCAAACCCCGTTAAAGGGTGTTTGATTCCTATGGAGGGTATATATGATGCGTCTAACGCTCTTCGCTTTATGATGAAAAGTTTCTTAAACGATTTGTCTAAGGTGTTTTCACCAACAAGACCACACGGCGGGTGGATCTGAGTACTAGGATCTAGATACCCAGTCAATTTGCCGGTGTCATACTTAAGGTAATTAGTTACATAGCCTTTTGTATAAGAAGAGTGATGGAAGAAATGTCTCGCACGGAGCCAGTTGCCTATTCCGGCAAACCAGTCCGCTACAAACGAGAAGGGAATCAACTCCCACGCTACACCCGCGATGTTCCTAAAGTCGACGTCTTCATAATCGAAGCCGGCTTCAATAGTTACTCCTGCACTTGTCATTTCAATGCAGGATTCGTCGGGCCAA